CTGGGCCACCAAGCCCATCGTCTTGGGGGCGTCGATCTGGACCTGATCCCCGATCTCGACCCTGAAGCTGTCCCAGGCTCCCTGGACGTTCATCACCCTGAAGGGCTCGTTCTGGAAGTAGATCCGCTCCTCGGCGATCCGCTCGGCTGCGTAGTCTTCCCGGTAGTCGGTCCCGATGTCCTGCCCCCGCCGTTCATGCTTGGCTATCGACAGGGGGTCCTCGATGGGAGAGTTGAACGTCTCCACGGTGCCCCCTGCCCCGTCGTTCCGGGTCACCACGGCCGAGTTGACGATGTGGGTGTCGGGCTTGCCGACGGTCAGATCGAGCAGGTTCCGGCCCTCCTCGAAGATGTAGGCGACCTGGGCCCCGGCTGGCTCAGGGCGAAAGGTGAAGTATTCAAGCTCGCCGACCGAGTTCCAGCGCAGCCCCGCGTTCGCGATGGCGAGCTGGGCGCTGATCTGACTCCACCAGGTGCCGCTCGTGATCAGCAACTCCTCTTGCAAGAACCCCTCGGCCGACTCGTGGAAGATAGCATCTCGGAACTGAGGATCGTTCAGGAACGCCCCGAACCCGGACTGCTTCAGTAGATCGTAGACCACGTAGGAGGGGGGATAGACCCGGTACCGTCGCCCGGTCTCATCCCCGGACTCGGGGTCTTCATCGGGGTCCCGGAACTGGAGGTCGGAGTTGATCGAGTTGCGTCTCAGCCGAGCCAGGGGGTCGATGCAGACCAGCTCGGCCCGGCCGTCCTGGCTTACCCTCACGTCCACCAGGAGGGCCGTGAACACGGTCTGCGTCTCGGTAGTCCCGCTCGGCAGCTTGACCCCCATCTTGACCGTCACGGTCGCTTGGTGCCAATCCAGGGGCGTCCCGGTGCCATTATTAAGGACCGACTGACGGTCCCAATCGGAAAACCAGAACCCCAGGCCCCCGACTCCGAACTGGCTGATGAACGGGTTGGCTCCTGGCGTGATCGGCATGTTATCCACGTCGATCGAGAGCGTGCTGAGCTCAAAAGTCCGGGATAGGGGGCGGGATGAGACCCGGAGCACCGGAACGTCGGTGGTGACCAGGGAGATGGTCTTCGAGACCGGGGGCCCGATGGTCAGCTCGAAGACTGGCTCAGCCCCGGCTCGCTGCATGGCTTGGACAGCATCGGCCGAAAAGGACAGCATCAGACGAGTCCTGCGGGGACGTGCGCCACTTCTTCGAGCGTGATATCGCCAACGATCTCGTCGGTGAACGGGCCCCGGAACCCGGACGGGACTCCGGTGATCTGGAACAGCCGCCCCGCCGTCTGCTGAAGGAAAGCCTGGATGCCGGGATCGGTGCGCATCGTGTAGTCGTCCAGGATCTCCTGATCGGTCCATGCCCGCATCTCGATCCGGCAGGCATCGAGCGGAGTATTCAAGCCAATATCCCCAGGGCTGCCCAGGCCGAGGTCAGAGCCGATATAGATCCCGGCGTCCCCAATCGGTCCGGACGGTGCCGACTGGGTGCCACCACCGATACCGGCCCCGTTCTCGAATGCCCGGATCTTGAAGGCCGTCCCGGCGGTGATCTCCAGGCGGAAGATGATCTGGGTCCACTCGCCCGGAGTCGCGCTCGAGGATGGATTGAACACGGTCCCCGCGATGTTCGTCTCGTAAGCTCCGTTCCTCATGCGGATATACCGGTTGGAGGAGCCGTCCCGCCACGATGCGAAGTAGACCGTATCGTCCCTGACCGGGAGAGCCTTGTACCAGAAGATGAACATCATCCCGCCGCCTGCTCCGGGGATCTGGTCATTGATGAATAGCTTGTCCGCCACTCCCGCACCCAGCCCAGCCTGAAGGTAGGAAGTCGCATAAAGGCCGTCCTCGATCATGGGGGCCGAGATGTGAAGCAGGGCCACGTCGGTGGCCGTTGACTCGACCGCGCTGATCTGGGTCACTCCGGCAGCGGTCGTGGTCATCGGCACCTCGACCTTCTGCCAGGCATCGGTAAGCGTCACCTCAGGCGACTGGATTGTTCCATCGAACCCCTGGAAGTTGATCTTGATCTTGCCGTCCCCCCGGACGTAGCAGGAAGCTATGAAGTCGCCAGACGGGCGGCTGGAGGTAGCTGGGAAGAAGGCCTCATCTCCCGCCACCAAGAATATGGACGCCCTCGGGCCGTCAGGGATGTTCGAGATGATGGCGTCGTGCTCGAACGAAGGTGCAGCGATCCAGCCCGGGCTGGCGGTCAGGGTGTTGGCGTACTGATCCCGCGCCGACTCGATGAGCAACGCTCGACCGATCATGCCCGGGACCAGCTTCATGATCGCGTTGTTATTCCCGTCGCCCGAGACCAGTTGCTCCGCTCCCATCACCGGAGACTCCCAGGCGCCTGTCGGTTCCCGGATCCTCCACTGGTCCGTCCCTTCTCCGCTCTCGCCGATCTCAGCCAGCCCTCCGCCCTCGTCCTGGCCCGCGAACGTTGAGCTCCAGAAGGTCCGAGGTGACCAGTAGGGGCTGAAGGCCACCAACCGCTGGGTGTTGTACAGCTTGCCGAAAGCCATCCAGTCGGTCGGAGTCCAGCTGTCCACGGCGACCCGGAGCCGGATCAGCTCCCGCAGAGGTCGCGTCACGCGAGCCGAACCACGGAGCCGATCCGAGACGATGGTCCTGGGCTTGAACCCCGTGATCGAGGGGATGAATGGCATCCCGTCCGGACCCAGATCCATCTCCACCGACTCGTGGTAGGGGAAGCCAGCGTTCCCGAGGATCGGGAGCATATGCCTGCCGTTGACCAGCCCCGGGGTCGTCGTCGAGAACAGCTCGACCGGAGCCGTGACGAGCTTAAACGTCCAACTCATAAGTCTACCGCCGTCTGGTTGAAGTCCTGGAACCGGGTTATCTGCCGGGCTGCCTCGGCTGCCTCGGCCCGGGTTCCCATGAAGAACTGCGTCGAGATCGTGACCGGGGTAGGCGCATTGACGGCAGCCCCACCACCACGGACGATCTGCTCGAACTCCCGATTCTGCGGGGCGGTCAAGATACGCTCTCCACCCTGGACGAGCGACAGCACCTCCTGGCCTGGACGTCCCGGCACCACACCACCCTCGTGGAAGTTCAGCATCGATCCGATGTTTAGGACGCCGCCGAGCTGGCCGAAGCCAGGGATCAGGGACATGAGCAGCTTGAAGGCCAGCAGCTTGACGATCGCCGCGACCAGCGAGGCGACGATCCCCGCGAACACTTCCTTGAACACCTTGCCGAAGTCCTTTAGCTGGATCTTCCCCTCCATGATCCCTTGCTGGACCACGGCACCGAATCCGTTGCCCACGGCGGCCAGACCATTCACGGCAAGGAGCGCGAAGTTCTGCGCTGACGATCCGAGGTTCATAAACTCCTGGGAGACCGCGACCCCGAACTCGCCGAGCCGCCCCATCTCCTCCGAGACCTTCTCGATCGACTCGGGCCCGAGGTCCCCCATCTCCATGATCCGCAGGGCCATCTGATCGAGCAGGTCCAGATCCAGTTGGAGGGGCTCCCCGACCTCGATCAGCTCGTCCTTCATGCTGGCGATGTGGTCGGCGAGGTTGATCTCCGTATCGCCGAACCTCGCGAACCGCATCCCCACATCGGCGAGATTCGTCTTGATGAGCTCTAGCTCGGCGTTGAGTCGTTCGAGGTCTACGACGGCCTCGCCGCCACCAGTACCCACTTCCGGGACTTCTCCTTTTACGCCCGCCGGGGCAAGGGGTCCGAGTCCCGCCTCCTTGCGCCGCTCGAAAAGGTCGCCGAGACCGGCTTCCGCGATAGTGTCGAACGCCCTCGCGCCCTCCTGCTGGAATGGGCTCTCCTCGACCCCCTGCTTCGCGACCGTAATAGCCCGCTCGGCCTCGTCCACCGTCCCCTTCAGGGCAAGGGTGATGAGCCCTATCGCGATCGCTATGCCACCCAAGGCGAGCAGGAGAGGGCCAGCCGTGACCCCGAGCAGAGCGATCCGAACGGCCAGGATGGCGAGCTTAATGGACTCGAAGGCAGCGACCACCTTGGGGGCTATGATCAGAACCCCACCGATCACCGATGTGGCCTTGCCAAAGGCGAAGATAAGCCCACCGGCTGCGGTGATCGAGACGGCGATCTTGGTGATCGCATTGACCACCGTGGGGTGTTCCTTCACGAACTCCCGGAGCTTGGCCACGAACTTGGTCAACTCCTTCAGCACCTCGACGAATGCAGGCCCGAGAGCGACCAGCAGCTCCTGCCCCACCGCCTCGGCAGCCGCCTTGGTTTCCCGCATCGCGGCGGTGAACTTCTTGGCGGCCTCGGCCTCGACCTTGGTCAGGGTCACGCCTAGCTCGTCCGCCCGCTCGGTGTAGGCCCTGATCGCATCCTCGCCCTCGGCCAGGATCGGGATAAGCCCCGAGCCAGTCTCCCCGAAGATCCGGACGATGGCCGCGGTCCGCTCAGTCTCGTTGGCGAGCTTGGGGAGGTTGCGGGCGACTTCGATCATTACGTCGTCGATGGACCGGAGAGATCCGTCGGCGTTCTCGATGTCGATGCCCAACTTGATGAACTGGCCCGCCGCCTCGCCGAGCCCCGTCCGAGCGATGGACATATTGGTAATGCCCTGGCGCATCGCGTCGAAGAACTTGTCCTGAGCGAACCCGGTCTGCCCAGCGGCGAAGGCGAGCTTGGAATACCTCTCGGTCGTCAGCCCAAGCACCTGGGCCTGAGTGATCATCTCGTCGGTGGATCGTGCCGTAGCGGTTACGATGCCCACCAGGGCAGCGGTTACAGCGCCACCTACAGAGACGAACTTCTTGCCCATCTCCTCGGCAGCCTTGCCGGTTTCCTTGAGCTGCTTCTGGGCACCCTTCAGGGCATTATCGGACCCGTTGATGCCCTTGATGATGAGCTGGATCAGGTGCTGTTTTGCCACGCTATCCCCTCGCTAGTCCGACGCTACTCGGACGCTGCTCGGACGCTAGTCCGACGCTGCTCCCGACGCTACTTCGACGCTGCCGATCCGGCCGCCACCGCCACCGCGATCCCGGGCCCCATGTCGTCCTTCCCGGCCTGGAGGACCAGCTCGCGTATCATCTCGGTCTTCTGAGTCTCGGCCGCATTGGCAAAGGCCATGACGATATGGAACTCCCGCGAGGGTAGGTCCCAAACCTCGAACGGCCACTTGCCGTATATCTGGGCAGCCTTATTGACCAGCCTCCCCGTCGGGGTCCACGCGAAACTTGGCGGCGACTGACGCCGCCTCCTTGACGTCCGTACCCGCGGCGATCGCCAGCACCTGGGTCGCCAGGATGATGAAGTCGTTGCCCAGGTCGGTTGCCGTCACGGCATCATCTGGACACTCGCTCGCCTCACCAGCCCAGAACTTAGGCTCGAGCATCACCTTCTCCAGGAGCTTGGACGCCAAGGGCGTGAGTTTGGTGATGTTCTTGTTCAGGTTCCCGAACTGCTTTTCTATGGCTCGCTTGCGGATCTTCGGATCGGCGTTGACGTCGGCGACGATTGGATCCACCCCTGCCTCGATGAGGGTGAGGATGGACGGGCGCATGATGAGGATCTCGGTCCCCTCGGCACCCACGATCTTTATCCGGCTCTTTTCCCTGATCGCCTTGGCGCGAGCGAGCGCCCCTGACTCTTCCATCTCTGCCCCCTATCGTTTGGTTCCTACGTCACGGCACCAACGATCCCGTTGACGGCAGTAATCGAGTAGAAGTCACTGCCTGAGACCATTGCCACGAAGGGGATAGTCTCGGTCATAACGCCGCCGCCGTCTACCGCACCTCTGGCTGAGCCGAACAGGACCTCGAACAGCTTGAATTTAAGCTCGTACTGCGAGGTGGTTGCCCCGACGATGACCTGCTCGCTCTGGTAGTTGAAGTTCAGCTCGCGGTGGGTCCGGAGCCTGAAGTAGTCGGCGAATACCTGATCCTCGAACTCTCGGGTCAGGGAGCCCGAGACGGCCATGATGTCGGTCGGGACCGTTTCCTTCATGACCGGATCGCCCAGATACTCCCGGTCGGTGCTGAGCGGTAGGGCGAAGTTGATGGTCGCGCTCTTGACGTTCAGCGGCAACGGGGTGCCGCCGCCGATATCAGCATGAGTGGCAATCAGGCCATCAGTACCGACCACACCATCGATCGCCACGACATCAGGAGCCGAGGGATAGGTCGGAGTTTCCAGGGCAACCGAGGCAGCGTGGACGAGCCCAATCCCGTTGAACACGGCTTCCAGGTTCTCGTTCGACAGGTTCAGAGTCACCCCGGCGAGCTTGATCCCGGTAATCGGCGTCATCAGGGGGCCCGCGCCCTCGTTGAACCGGCCCGTCAGCCCTACCTGCCTGGCTGTACTCGGGGTGAAGACATGGGTGAAGGCGGTAGTATCGACCGGCCCACTGACTGCATCAATGCCACCGCACAGGTGGAGCCAGAGCAGCTCGGCCCCCTCATACTGAGGGTCGATGGTGAAGCTGCCCTCGGTCCGCTCCAGACGGTTCCGCATACCGGACGCGCCCAGCCTCCCGAGTCCACGGTTGCCCCGTGTTTGCTCGGCTGCCGGTAGCCAGGAGGCCGAGACCCACCGATGGTTCTGGCCGCCAGTGGGGTCGGTCCCGTAGGTGGCCTCGGTTACGAAAGTGAAGAACGACTCAAGGCCCGTTCCGGGGGTAGGCATCTTCTAATCCTCCCGCTTGGCCTTGGCCTTCTTGACCACGGACCAGCTGCTAGGGTTCTGGGCGATGAGGGCCTTGCCGATCTCCTCGGACACCTCGACCTCCTCGCCCCGCTTGACTTCCATCCCCTCGAGGAGCACACCGCTCAAGGGGCCTTCGTATGTGACCTGCATCATCGCCTCCGGTTGTAATTCATCGTCTCCGTGATCAGGAACGTCGACCAGCGCCCATCGAGGTCGTGATCGAACTCCCGTCTACGGGTCGAGTTGAACACCCGGCTGCCCCGGGACAGGTTGGCGTCCATGGCCTTTTCGACATCGACCGCCACCTGCTCGGCGATCTGTGGGGCACTGAGCCCCGGGAACCTCGCTTCGTCCTTCATGACGTACACCTGCACCAAGCACTCCATCTCGTCCTGGTCGCTGTTGCTGGCTATGTTCTCACCGCCGCCGTCCTGGGCGACGATCAGGCACCAAGGCGTGTCGATGCTGGACAACTGCTGCATCGGGTTCGGGTCCTGAGTCACCGTCTTGAGCCCGAGCCAGTAGTTCACGCCCTCAGGGACTCCGATAAGGGCAGTCAGTTGGGCAACGATGACGTCCAGGATGTCCTGCCGGTAATTGGTTGGAACTGGCATCAGGAGTTCCCCACGACGACACCGATGCGCCCGCCCACAAGGGCAATGATCTCGCCCTCGACTCCGGCGATGGCCTTTGAGAAGTACCGGGTCTTCTTGAGCCTGACGCTCGGCTTGAGTACGTAGTGGAACTCCAGCCTCACCGAGCCGTCTGCGTTCGTCCCGATCGCCCGGGCCAGGAGAGCCTGACCTTTCCCCTTCTTCGATACGACGACGAACAGATCGGGGAAGTCCCTTGGGCGGCGTTTCCTCGCAAGGTCTGAGATCGGAATGGCGAGGTTGCGGGTCCTCTTGGCCCGTATCGTTCCACCGCGCTCTTGGATCCGGCTGGCAGGGTGGGCAGAGCCAACCACGCCGATGACTGCGGAGTTCCCGCCTACCTTCTCGACCAGGGCGGCAGAGGTGAACGATGCCGCGAACGTGCCGGTCCGCGCTCTCCATCCCATCCGAGTCTTGATCTGCAGCTTGACGGCTCGCTCTGCGATCAGGGTGGACTTGCGAACTGAGTCAAACATCACCTTCGGAATGTCCGCCTCGAGAGCCTTCAGCCGCTCCTCGGACTCCTTGACCCCGATGGCCTTGGCCTCCAGCCGGAACTTGGCCATCAAAGGCCCCCGAACGTGGGGAGCTTCCAGGGGCCGAGCAGTCCAGCCACCTTGGGCGGCATCGGCTTCTGCGAGTAGACGATCAGCTGGCCGTCCACGTTCTGGCTCTCGATGTCGTCTCGGGTGTGCTCGAAGTCCCGCCATGATCGTGCTATCAGCATCAGACAGGCGAGAGCTGGGTCGTCGGGGATCACCACGAACCCGCCGATGTAGACCACATGCCAATTCATCACACCCCGAGCGAACCGTTCGCCAGTCGTCAGTCGGATCAGGCCATGCTCGAGGTCGAGCCGGTAGTCGGTGCTCAGGTACGTCTTGATCACGGTGCCGGTGTGGTCGAGCCACTCCAACGTCGTGACGCTGACCAGCGGGTGCTGGCGAAGGAACAGAGCCTTGCCGCCAGTCCCGCTGTGAGTCTCGTCCAGGGTTCGGCTCTTGAACACCCGGCCGGTCCACTTCTCGATCCTGGCCGACTGGCCATTAATGATCCGACGCAGCAAGTCGTCGCCAGGTGGGACGGGAGCTGTGCCGCTGCCCGAGGTGCCAGCGATGAAGGCGATCGCATCGTCCTCGGTCACCAGAGCATTAGGGCTGATATCTACGGTCGTGAGTGGCATTGGCTACCCTTTGGAAACGCTCTTGTCGCCCTTCTTGAGCTTGGTCGTCTTCGTCTCAGGTGCCGCGGCGGTCTCAGGCGGTGAGCCAGGGGGCTCGGCCCGCTCGGCTACGGGATCGGGCTCGGGCGCCTTGGCCTCGTCCTTGACCTCCTCGACCGATTCCGGGTGGGCCTTGAGCAGGATCATGGCGTTGGAATGCGATACCTCTAGAACGTCCCCCGCCCTGGCCGTCAACCATCCGGCTCTGACGGGGTGCTTGAACCTCAGTTTCATCGTGTCCTCGCCCCCTTGGCTTGCCTCCCAGGCAGCCCGCTTGATGTTCGCCGTCTCATCCCCCGGCCCAGGAACACCCGAGCCGAAGGGGGACGCCGGAGTGTGAATATAGAACGGCACCTTCATGGTCAATGGGGGACCGGGCTACCCCGGCCCCCCTCAACCTCCTTTGGTCTAGATGCTCGGAACGTCGGCCATGATGTGAACCGGTCCACCGGTGGCCGGGATGCCCTCGACGAGCTGGAAGTCGCCACGGTCGAAGGCCACGATCAGGCCCTGATCGGACGGAATCCACCGGTCTGTCTCGACACCGAGCCCCGGACGCTTGCCGATGAGGAACCGGTCCTTGTGGACCAAGATCCCGCTGCCCTGATCGGTCGTGATGCCATCGAAGGCACCAACGGCGTTCAGGTCGGAACGGGCGAACTCGCTCAGGATGATCGGGATGGAGTCGTGCGACCCAACCTGACCGGTGAGCAGGTGCGCCTGCGGACCGAGGTCGTGCAGGGTCTGGTGCCCGGCGAGATCCAGGAACTGGAAGTAGGTCTGAATGTCCACGATCCAGACCAGCGAGCCCAGCCGCACGTTCCAGGGGGTTCCCATCGCCGAGCGAGCCGTCCGGACCAGGGTGTCGGTGAGCTTGACGTCGCCGATCCCGGTCACTCCGCCCGCCGTCAACCCGTCAATGGCGATCTGACGGAGGCCGTTGATGAACACCTCGGCGGTGATCCCGCCCGGTGCCTCGGTGATATCGGAGTCGATGTGAGCAACAGTGTTGTCGCCGTTGATGATCCCGACTTCCCACCCGTCGCCGATGGCCTGAGCCATCTCGCGCATCAGCCAGCCGAGCGACGCCGCGATGGTGTCCTCGTCCCATTCCCGAGTGAACACCTCGAGCGCCCGCAGCTTGTTGGCCGTGAACGTGATGTTGTCGGTCGGGGTCAGGCCGTCGAAAGCCCGGTCACCGTCCGCCAGGACCGCACCATACGCGGCGGTCGCTGTGGCCTGGGGAGCCACCTGAGCCAACGGACGCGCGGCCGAGAAGGGCCACGTGAACGGATTGGTCGGCATGTTGATGGTCTGGAACAGAGCCGCGACTCGCAGCTCCAACCGGATCTGTTCCATCAGGGTCTGGGAGAACCCGGTCGGGACCCACTCGGCACCCTGACCGGCCGCGGCGGTGTCCATGGCCTTCTGGAGTTCGGACGCCATGCCCTGGAACTCGCCATAGGACTTGAGCTGCGTCATCTCGGGGGCGGCACTGGACCCTCCCCGGCTCCTGAACGAGCGAGCGATCGCGTCCATGACGATACACTCGTCATTGCGCTTCTGCAGCTCCTTGACGACGGGGTTCACGATCCCGCCGTCACCGGCAGGACGGGACTCCATCAGACGCTCAAACGACTTCTGCGAGGAGTCGAACTTGAGCATCCGAGGGTCCATCTCCGGGAACAGGGCCCGGACGTTTGCGTTCCTCTGCGACTCCTTCAGGGACTTGGAGAGATCGGCGGCGATCTTCTCCACCTTCTCCAGCCGCTCGCCATGAGCGTCGGTGTCCTTCGTGACCTCGGTACGGAGATCTTCGATCGATTTCGTGAGCTCCTCCGTGGCCTGCATTACAGGATCCATCTTGTCTTTCCTCCTGCCCGCCACGCGGGCCTTATGTGGCGGGCGTTACCGAGCCCGTACCTCGTCAGTCAAAACACGCACCCCCTGCATCGCCTTCTCCAAGGCGGCAAGGCGAGCAACATTGGCGGCTGCCCCCTTTTCTCCCGCGCCCGTAGCGGTAGGGGGCAGAGCCTCCGCTCCAGGCAAACGATCAGCCAGGAAGGCAGCCACAGCTCTGGCCTGCTCGGGGTCCAATCCCTCCAGGCCCTTGATCTGTAGGGCCAACTCCGGCCCTTCCTTCAGTCGTTCAAGCTCGGCCGACAGTCGCTCGACTTCCTCGACCAGATCATCCAGGCGGGTCGGGGTGGCCTTGAGCTTGGGCAGCACACCGAGGCGCTTGGCCATGCCCAGGACGGCACCAGCCGACAGGGCCAGCGCGTCAGGGTAGGCAGGGATCGGGACCGCCGAGTACTCGAGCAGCTCCCATTCCTTGAAGTCGAACCCACCGGTCCAGACCTCCTTCTCGACATCATCGACCGTGACCGTTTTCATGATCTTGTCGTACGCCTTGGGGACGAACCTGATCGAGACGGCGGTCATGAACCCGTCTACGTACTGACCAAAAACCTTCTTGTTGAACCCATCGGGATCGTTCTTGAGGTCGAACTGAGCCAGCGAGTACACACCATCGTCCTCGGGCTCCTCGCCCATCGACTTGCCGATCGGTGGATTCTCGTCGTTGTGGCCGAACAGGATCACCGGGGTCTTGCGGAACTCCTCGTTGTCCATGCCCTTCGGTTGAACGGTGTCGCCATAACGGTCGGTCTTGGGGCCTGAGATCCTGAAGATCCCCGTCCCCTTGTCCACATCGAAGCTGGCTGGGCCCTTCGGCGCATCCCCTGCCCGCAGACAGGCGAGGTCGGGAGTCGTCTTGTCGTCCAGCGCCTTGGCGAGCGTCATGCGCTCGGCGTACTTCAGCGGCTGGAACTCTCGAAGTCGTTTAAGGGCGTCCATTGGTCTCCACCTCCTGGGCCGATAGGCCGACATCTTCTGCCTCGCCCGTCAAGATGGGCTCGACGGTGCATCGGCAGTTGATCGTCTCATCTGCGCAGCCACCAGCCGGGTCCCCGGGGAACTTGAGCAAGCAGCCACCGACCACAAAGTCATCGTTCAACCCCACGACCTGGCCATCGGCCTTGGTGTGGGTTGGCCGTGTCCCGGCCGCCTTGCCTCCAGGGGTCGCGAGCCACCGCTTCCGGTCCACCAGCCCCCCGGTCTGCTTGTAGCCCTCGATGGCCCCGAAGTTGAAGCTCTTGATCGCCTCAGTCCTGGCGATGGTGTTTGCCCGGGTCCGGTTGGCGAACTCCATGACTTCCTTGATGCGGTCGGATAGGCCAGACACCGACTCGCCCTCGGCGATCCCTTCGGCGATCGTGGTCTTGAGGCGGTCAATCGTAACGTCGTCTACCTCGGTCACCAGCTTGGCGCCCTCGCGCTTGATGAACTCCAGCACATCGGGCGATTGGATGTTGAAGTCCAGATCGGTGATCCCCATGTTCTCCAGCGCCGCCCCTCCAGAGGCGGCGAGGGCTTGGGCATACACCTCGTTGAACCGATCCCGGTTGCCCTCGAAGAGGGCTCGGATAATCAACTCGATCTCGTCGACGCCCCTCGTGACGGCTGCCTTAGACCACTGCTTCCGCCCCTTCTTGGCGCGAGCCAGCACTTCCTCGAGGTCGCGGAGTAGGGCATCCTCCTGTTCGGCGAACATCTGCTGAGCTACCCGGACAAAGACTCGGGCCCAGACCTGCACATTCCGGTCGAAGATCCGCCACAAGGCCTGACGCCTGAGGGCCTTGGAACCCTTCTGGACCTCCTCGAGCAGTCGATCCACCGCAGAGGACCCGCGCTCAGGCGCGATCGGCTTGGGCTCGGGCTTGGGTGCTGAGAACGGGAGCCCGCCACCGGGCATCAGGTTGAACGGCAGCAAGGCCTCGTCCCCGCCTTCCAGCGGAAGGAGGACGGGCAGCTGCCCCGTTGACAGCCACTGTCGGACTTCGTTCCGAACCAGGATGCCGGTCGTCACCATGGGGACCGCCGCGGTCGCGATCGCTACCCGGTCAGCCTGGAGGGCTGCGATCCCGGAGAGGTCGGCCATCAGGACCAGATCATCGCCGTACCGGACAGCCAGATCCTGGGTCAACCGTTGGCCCAGCTTCTTGAGCTTGGGGACGATGGTCAACTCCCAGAACTGCCGCTTCTGCTCCTGGGCATTGGCGTAGGTGGCGCCGTCCAGGAGCGTGACCATGACGGGTGGCACCCCGAGGGCCATCAGGATCTCCTCGCGGTTCATCCTCCGGAGCTGCTCGAACAGCATATCGGCGTGGGAAGGTTGGACTGACTTGAAGTCGAGATCGTGGCTCAGGCCTTTGATGTCCCATGCCCGCTCGGAACCGGTGTGCTCCTGCCTGAACTCCTCAACGAGCTTCCGGAGGGTGGCGGGGTCGAGCTGCTCGGGGCTCTTGAGGATGCCGCTGAGCGTGGCCCCTCGCTTGAAGAACCCGGCGTTGAAGGCCACGGCCCAGAGGTCAACGAGCGCGGCCATGCTGGCGGGCTCGACGCTACCCTGACCTCTGAAGTCACGGTTCGGGCTGAAGTACCGGAGGTGGATGATCTCATCGCGGAGGAACTTGATCTTCCGGCCCTCGACGTCGTACTCGTAGCCCCTGACCTTCGTCTCCCGGTCGGGAAGCGGGCTTACCCTTGAGGGCTTGAGCGGGGTGATCGTTTCCGGCACCCCCCCCGTCATCGCCTGCCCCCCTTCCAGGAGCCAAAAGGACTCGCCGCCGATCTCGAGGAACGCGGCGGTCGATTCCATCAAGTCATACCCGGTATCGTTTCGGTTCGGATGCTCGAGCAGGCGGGTCAGCTCGTGATCGGGAAGCTCCTCAAGCTCACCGTCGGCGGCCTGCCTGAATGTCCTCCAGGGGACCGAGGCGATGGCGTGCTGGATAGCGTAGACACCGGCGTATACCGTAGCCAGCTTCTCGTAGAGCCCGCCAGCGGTGATATTGTCGAAGTTCTCGCCTTCCTTGGCGGGCTTTCCTTCGGCCTGGGACGGGATCAGGACGGAGTAGGAGACCGAGCGCCGGAGCACCCGGTTGACCAGCCGTCTGATGCGTGACCACATACGCTACTCCAGGATCGGGAGAACGGTGAACCGTTTGGACTCGGTGTGAAACAGATCCGTCGCACCGAACGAGATGAAGCCCTGAATGTCCCAGGGTCCATCAAAGCCCATGTCCCCGGCAATGGTCGTGTACTGCATTTTGCCGTCTAGGCCGTCTGTGACGAACGTCGCTGCCTTGGTCAGGATGATCGGGGGGTTACCCGATGCCGGGGGTTTCCGGAGCTTGATCTGCTTCGTCAGGGCGGCGTCGATGGGGATGACGTCCCCGGCCTCGTCGACCACGGTCAGCTCGAGTACCGTCCCGACGTCTCCCTTGTGGATGTTTATGCTCATCGTTTTGCCTCCTCTTCCAGCCGTCTCTGGTTGGCCATCTTCTCGAAATTCTGCCTGCGAACGGCAATCACGATGAACCCCAGGCGTTCGGCCGGTGGTGCCCCTGATGCCTCGCCCTCGATCCGGGCTCCGATCTCGTCGGCTGCCTGATTGGCTCCTTCGATCCGGGCCCCGATCTCGGCGGTGGCGCTGGCCGTGCCATGAATCCTGGCCCCTCGTTGGAAGCTCGTCGCTGGTCCTGTGTGCCTGACCCCCTGGATCCTGGCCCCGATCTCGCCCTGGGCGGCGTCTAAGCCCTCAACCCGGGCTCCCCTGACCGATGAGGCCTGATCGATACCGTGGACCCGTCCACCGACCTCTGCGGAGTCCTGAGCCACTCCCTGGACTCGGGCTCCGATCTCAGCCTGATCCGAGGCAGCCCCATGGACCCGGCCCCCGACCTCGCTGGTGACGTGGGTCGCCCCGCCATCGCCCTCGATCCTGGCCCCGATCTCATCCGCGATGTTGGCCTGGCCGTGGATGCGTGACCCGATCTCAGCCGTGACGTTCAGGACACCCTGGACCCGGCCACCGATCTCGTCAGCAAGCCCGAGAACTTCTCCGTGGAGTCGGCCTCCGATCTCCCCGGTCGCCCCGAGGATGCCCTCGATCCGGGCCCCGATCTCGGAACTGACATTCAGAACGCCCTGGATGCGAGCCCCGATCTCGTCTGTGGACTGTGCGATGCCCTGAATCCGGCCGCCGATCTCATCGGTGACCAGGATACCGACGCCCTCGATCCTGCCGCCTACCTCGTCGCCTATATTGGCGATGCCATGGACGCGCCCACCGGCCTCGCTGGCGGCCGAGTCGGTGCCGGAGATCCGACCGCCGACCTCGGATACAACGGATGCGACGCCCTGGATCCGGGCACCGATCTCATCGGCGGCTGCCGCCTGGCCATGGATGCGACCGCCGACCTCGGCGCTGGCCTGGGCCACACCCTGAATCCGAGCCCCGATCTCGGCGGCGATATTGGCAATGCCGTGGGTGCGCCCGCCGATCTCGTCGGTGACGTTGGTCACTCCACCATCGCCCTCGATCCGGCCGCCTCGCTCGTTGCCCAGACCCAGTACTTGACCGTGAATCCGGGCCCCAACCTCGTCGGTTACATGAGTGGAGGGAGCATCCCACGGACCCTCGATCAGATCGTCGGCCTCGTTCAGTTCAAGGGTGAAGACGTGATCGCCGCCGCCGTGGCCTTCCGGGTGGTCGATGACGCAGATCGCCTGGAAGAGATCGAACTCGTCACCGTCGGTCGGGTTGAGGGTCCGAGAGCAGGTCTTGACCCCGGTCCCCGAGTGGGTGCCCTCGGTCTGCTCCCAGGAGTCGGTGTGCGATGCTCCGACGAAGTTGTAGATCCCGAAGTGCCCGGTGACCGAGTTGAGCGTCTTGATCCCGTAGACGTGCGAGCCCTCGTTGAGGGTGCAATCGATCTGGGCCTGATAGAGTCCGTTCGGGTGGACTCCGGGAGTCCCGCCTCCGATAAGACCCGCGCCAAAGTTCCAGCCCCAGGCCTCGGTCGCGGCCGTGGTCTTGCCGGTGGTCATCGAGAGCGACCCAGCCGTGATAGGTGACTCCTCGGTGGTCAGCTCCCTATCGAGCGAGTGGCCGTCGATGCCCCCGACACCATCGCCCAGGTAGCGGGTGTATGTCCCGGTCTTGGGTGAGCGGAGCCCGAGCAGGGCCTGACGGTTGCTGACCTTGCCTGTTCGGGGGTCAATGACCTTCGAGTCGACGCCCTCGGTCCACTCCCGCCAGCCGCGCATCGTCCTGGCCGCCTGGGCAGCGACCCAGAGCGGATCGGGGAGCATGATCCCGTGGACGATGTTACCGGCGGGGAGATCAGCGAAGAAGGCCGCCCATGGCTTGAACGTCACGCTCTGCCAAGGACCGAGACCCCGGAATCGGATGTCTACCGAGCCGCCTGGCTGGCCGTACCAGACCTCGCTCTGTGCGGTGTTCCAGGCCCCGCCGAGCAGGGGATCGGGGCGGAGGTTCTCGAGCGTTACGACCCGAGCGCGGAACTCGAGCGGGGCCCAGATGGTCGGATCGTCCCACCACGACCAGACCCGAGCGCCGCCCGAGGGCAGGTGTTCTACGTGGTAGTGGTCGGCATCATCGAACACCACGCCCTGGACGTTGATCGAGTTGACGAACGCCCCAGGGGTGGTGAGCGGGGACTTGTCGGGAGCTGCCTCGATGCGCTCCCAGTCCGTCGAGGCAAGCTCAACGAAGTCCCGAGCTTCTGTCTCAGCCGGTTGCCATAGCACTCTCATTGGGAGTTACCAGGACCCAACTGAGATTGGGGTCGTGCTCCGAGACGAAGATCTGGACCTTGTAGGTCTCGAAGGTGGCCTCGCCGACAGTGTATAGATCCTTGTCCTTAATCTCGGGATCGCCCGGGGTAGCGTTGCCACCCAGCTTGCGAAAACAACGGAGCCCGGTAGGCGGCTCGGCTTCGTGGAACTTCGAGAGAAGTGGCTTGTGCCTGATCCCCATTGACGGCAGGACGTGGCGGGCACCGTTCGGGCAGGTGAGCCAGAGCGCCGTGATATGGATTCGCCCAGTAGGCCATTCCAAGAGGTAGACCTTGAGCTGTTGCCAGGGTGAGAGGCCGCCTTCGATCTCGACGAACCGGCCTGATCCTTCACGGAAGTTCTCTCCATTCGATAGCGAGACGTTCCAAAGTACGCGGTGACTCTGCATAGCAGCGCCCCTTTCTATTTGGTTGTTTGGTCTAGACCAGCTCGGAATAGATCGCGACGCTGGCCGTGATCCCAACTCCACCAGCGGGGGCCAGCACATCAAAGACGTCATCACCCAGGATCATGATCTCGTCATGGGTCGGAATGATGAGCCCCTCCGTTACCGTAATGGCTATGCTCCCAAGCTCAGCGTCGAAGGCTGCCCCGAGAGCCGAGTTCAGCCTCAAGGTCGGCGTCTGAGTGACCGTCGCCGAGTAGACGATGGTCGCATACAGAAACCGCCTTGCCTGGGGTGAAGCATCCGATACCGTGATCGGCGCATTGGCCGCGCTAGTCCCGCTGGTCCGTTTGATTGCCCTTGCTGACATGCTTCCCTCCTAGCTGTAGTCCAGCTCGATCCGGAACGCCAACTCACCAACCGAGTCCTTGAGCCCGACCGCTGAGGGCGAGCAGGACAGGATGATGAAGAAGTCGTGCGAGGTCGAGGTTCCCTGGTCAGTAAGGCCCAGGGCAGCGGCCGATCCCTCGGCATCGGTGAAGATGATATCGCCCTGCTCGGCCGCCTTCACGTTGACGTCCAGGGGGACGGTCGTGGTCGACGCACCCTGCTGGTAGCCGAAGAAGATGGCGTTCTCGGTGATGACCGAGGAGCCGTGAGCGAAGTTGATCAGCAGGGCACACTCGGACGTCAGGATGGCGTCGATGTCCTCGGTCCCATCGCCCCAGTCAGCCTCGGAGTCACCGGCGCCCCCGCCTGTCTGCGAGATGAACTTGTTGTTCTCCGGGGTGTTGCCGGTCGACTTGTCGGTCGAGGGTAGCGTCCGGACGTGGGTCGTATCCTGCCAGGCCCCGACCGTGACCTTGGACCCGAACCCACCAGCCCCGGCGAACTCCAGCTCGTCGGTCGCGAGCGCACCGATGGTCGTCGGTGAGACGCCCTGTAGCGTCCAGGTGAAGGTCGCGTTCAGCCAGAGGCGACGCGCCCATGGGCCGATACCACTTCGGCCGAGGTTCCTTGTTCCGTACCGCATCTGGCTGTCCTCCGTTTGTGTTAAGAGCCGGACCGGGGCTGGACCCAACCGCCTCCGAGGACCGGCAACACCTTGATCAAAGGCTGCCTTGTCGTCTCCGGGCTGGACTCGAACCAGCCACCCCTGCCCGCGAAACTAGAACTTGATCCGCATTCCACCGCTCAGGCCGATGAGATCCTTGGCGTCCTCCTCGCTGAGCTTCCGCCCGTCTACATTGGCGAACATGGCGGTCCCGGCTGCGACCCCAACCTCGGCACCTCCTCGGACCGCTATCGTCCCGAGGGCCGACGCCGCGACTTCAACGTATGTCCGGAGCCCGCCTTCCAAGCCGGTCATGTAGAACCGACCGAACCCCCAAGGCGAGCCCTTGATCCTGGCAGCACCGACCTCGCCCTCGATGGTCGTGGCGTTGACCCTGACCCCGATGGCGAAGCGACGGCTCGGGTGGATCGCGGCGGCAACGTAAACCTCAACCCCGGCTGCGTCCGCGGTGTCGTCCACGGCCATCAAGAACCCCGGTCCGATGTCGAAGCTAAACTTGTAGGCGGGGCCCTCTTCGGGGGCGTCCTGGGCCATGGCAGGCGGGGCCATCAGAGCCACAGCCAGCGCGGCTAGAATCAATCGCATCTCATCCTCCTAGTTTCTGCCCTCTAGGGCTGCGGCAATCCTTGAGACTCGAACCGAACTCAGGTTCTCCGGGACCGCATGGCCTGCCTCGGCCTCGACCTCGAAGTACACCTGGGTAACCTTGTTCTCGCTGGTGAACTGCCTGACCTTCATCTCGAAGCCCAGCACCGCGCGGTCAAGGTCCCCGTACGTCCAGACCTTGCCCTCGGGGTGGGGGACCTCGAGCCTGAAGTCCTGCCAGACGAAAGTCCCCACTGCTAGAGCCTCTGGGCCGGAAACCGGCAGAGGCCCGGTGTCCAGGGAATCGGTGACCAGTCGGGCGGTGCTCCTCATGATCGGGATGGTGGCGCTGACCGGGAACGCCCGAATCCTCAGATAGACCGCGTTGATCTGACCCTGGCGAACGACTGGCTTTGTGACACGGTAGCCAATGCCGATCCAGTTGTCGATGAAGTCGATGGCATGGACGAGCGTGGTCACATCGTCGTCCGGGCTCCCGATCGGGTCGGCTACGCGCTCGACGACCTCTAGGATGTGGGCAGCATGAGCCCCGGGACCTACGGACCCAGGCTCAGGCCCCCAAAGGGCATTGAAATCCCGGTCCTTGGTCGTGACCACGGTCAAGAACTCCGACTCCATGGCCATCGGTTCCTCCGGGTTCTGGCAGGCCAGGCCGATCAGGACAGCCAGGCCGATCAGTCTACTTCTGCCCACGGCCCCCGCCCTTGGGCTTGTAATCCTTGTCCTTGTTGGCCGGGCTGGCCGGGTGCCAGAGCACCCACGCCACGCCGAATGCGAGCGCGGCTCCCATGGCGAAGGCGACGAAGATGTCCATCATGTCCTCCTCGGTTAGCTGACCACGGTCGGGACGCCCTTCTTGCGGAGCTGCCACGCTATGGCCCATGCGAAGATACGATCCCGCCAGTTGCCCGAGGTGCCAGCGGCATCCTCTTCCCCCGCTTCGTCTCCCGCCTGCATGGCGATACACTCGGCGAGGAAGGCTCGGCTACGGATCACCATGCCGCCGATGGTAAAGCACTCGCGCAGATCGTCAAACATCTCTGGCCGCGTTTTGCCGTCTGTCGGCCAGCCGAGCTTGAAGCGTCGGGTCTCCCCGCTGCGCTGGTCGTAGTACCGATGCCGGTAGATCGGGTAGTACCCGCTGCCTCTGAGGGCGGCGATGGTGGTGTGCCCGTGATTGTTGATCTCGGGACCGACAAGGGCCTGGTTGTACCAGTAGCCGAGGTTGACCAGGATCCTCTTGCCGAAGTCGGTCGGATTGGCGTGGCCATGCCACTCGGCGACCTGCTCGGGCGGGTCGGTCGATAGGTCCAGGACAGCCGCGACCGAGTAGGCGCAGCCAGGCAGGCCCTCGGCCACATCGGCCCCGATGACGTATCGGTGCCCCTTCTGAGGCTCGACCCAGACGGTCAGGCCGGGCTGGCAGAGGCCGTGGAGCCGGGCCTCGGGATGGATGGGTCGGACCCGCTTCTCGACGACCTGCAGGAGGTCCCGGAGGAGTTCGTTGTCGAACTTGGGCGTCCCGCCAACGAGGAAGCAGGTCTCATCGTCCTCGGGATGCTCCTGGTTGAACAGCGGGCCGAGCCGCTTCTTCTTCTCCCGCCTCCACGCTACCTGCTCGGCGTCGAGCCCGTAGAGCCTGACCAGTCGAGTCTCGTCCTTGCTGAGGTCCCCGAGGTCAGGCCATCCACCAGGGCAGGCCAGCCGGTTGCCCGGGTCTTCCCACCAGGTGAAGAAGTGGGCAGTCCTGCCCGTCTCGCCATCCCGAGCCTCCTTGTAGATCTGCCGGAACCGGTCGAACCCCTGAGGCGTCGACTCGAAGTCCAGCCAGGCGTCTGAGATGGCAGCCTCACCGGCGGCGGCCAGGACCTTGCCGAGGTCGGGATAGTGGGCAGCCTCGGAGAAGTGCCCACAGGACATATCGCCCGCCCTGCCTGACTCCTTGCCTCCGGCGGTCAGGAGCCGAAGGTGTGACCCGTTATCGGCGAACACCAACTCCCGACGACTCGAGCGCTCGGTCGGCCCGGTGATGAAGGCAGGCATCGACTCATGGGCTCGGCGGATACGGTCCCAGAGCTCTGCGGTCGAGTCGGCGACGTGAGCCATGATGTAGGCGTGTTGGAATGACCGAGCCCGACAGCGCCAGTAGTACAGGGCGTCGATGATGGTCGAGAGGCCTTCCTTCCTGGCCTTGACGATCACATTCTCCCGGGTTCGGTCCTGAAGGAACTGCCACTGGATCGGGTTAGGCCTGAGCAGGACGATCCGCGAGGTCTTGTCGGTCAGCGTCCAGTACCGGCTGGCCCAATAGATAAACCCCGCAGTCGGGTCGGTGGTGGTCTGGGCGAAGCACCGAGCGACCTCGGCCCGCTGCCAGAGCGGATCTGTCCCGACCTGGCGGCGCTCGAGTAGGACGGCATCCCGATAGTCCTGATCCGACATCGACCAGACCGATGGGGTCACTTCTTGTTTTTGCGCCATCCCGGAGGCCACCATCCAGAGTCGGGTTCAACGGTGACGACCCAGACCGTCTCGGTCGGTGCCTGGACCCAGAAGGTGTCGGCCGGGCATGGCGGGCAGGCGGTCGAGTCGGCGGCGGTTGTATCGCTCGGGGCACCGGGGACGCTGACGGTCGTCGACTGGTCGCAGGCATGGATGGACAAGACGACCGCGCAGAACAGGAACCCAGCTACTCCAGCCGTAAAACAGACCCAGATCATCGCCTTCATTGTTTCCTCCCGTTGTCGCCTGGCTCATCCCCGTTCGGCCCGTCCTTGGGCAAGGGCAAGGTCTCGACGCCGGGCGGAATGATCGAGTAGTTGAGGCGGTCGAGCCCGGCCCTCGAAAGCAGGTCCACCTGGATCCTGGCCGCCTCTTCGGGGCTCATCGCCGCCTCTATCGGGACCTCGGCCACCAACGTCGGGGAGTCGATCCCGAGTAGCTTGGCCCGGCGCTCCATGATCTTGAGCACCTTATCGATGGCGCCCAGATGCCCGGTCGTGGCTGACGACCAGATCCCGAGCTGCAGGCGGTCGAGCCGGTCGACCTCAATGGCCCGAATGGCGGTTGCGTCCTCGCTCGACACCTCGGCCAGGCGGAGCATCTCCTTCTTGACATGCTGGAAGGCTGCCTGGCCTGAGATCCCGACTTGGTTCCCGATCTCGGAATAGGTGGCGCCCGAGCGGCGGAGGTTCATGCACTGAGCCCTCCGGACGCTGCCGCGGACTCGTCTGGCTCCTGTCTTTGATTCAGCCATCTTCCTGTACCTCCGGCCGTTTCGGACAGCCTAGAACGTGCTCCCGGGCGAACTTAAACAGGGCATCCATGTGGGCCAAGAAGTCATCTGCTCCCGGGCTAGGCTCAGTCTCGGAACAATGCGGGCAACAGAGCACTCGCTCGGTCGGGTCATAGATCACGCCTGCCATCGTCAACCCCTCACTGTCTCAACTTGATCCATGGACGGCTGGGGTCAACTCCGAGCCCCTTGGCCGCCATCTGGGCGCAGGCGGTCCCGCCGAGATCGCCCGAGTGCATGATCGACTCCAGAACCGACTGCAGCCGTTCGGCTTCGGTCATCTCGACGTCGCCCTGAATGTCCACCTCGACCAGCTCGAACTCGAGCAGGCACTTCGCCGTATGGTCAGCTATCCCTCC